GAGAGCTAAGCTTTCCTATGCAGACCATAATTCAGCGGTGGGGATGTTGGAGTGTGCGAAGATGGAATTCTATCGTAGGCAGACCGCTCCATACGAAGATGAGAAGATTGAGGAAAACGGAGACGTGTAGGCGTCCTGCGATAAATACAAGTGACTTCATGTTGCTTGTATGTCCAATCGAATCCTTTTTGTATATGACAATTTAAAAGTCACTATTCACCCAGGAGACGCTCCTTACTACGGTTTTGAGATTCTCGCTGGTGAGGTTCAGTGCAGCGTTATTGGAACCTTATACGACCTGGGACAGAACGCAGGGTATCATCAAACTGGGAACACTAAGGTTCGCGGACAGATCTGGACAACTAACAATTCAAACTTAATACAGGAACTTAAAGAATTTGCCTATCCAAAAGGTAATGTTTGCCTCGCAACCGTGCATGTAACAATAACCGAAGATAACGAGAAGATGGTGATTCCAGCGACAACCTTTGCGCTAGAAAAACCCCCGTTATCGGGGAAGGTAGTCGATTCGGGCTACTGGATAGTTAAAAGTTACAAACTCGGAACATAGGGAAATATGCTTTCGGTTATTCTCGGTGCGTTGAATTTCGTCAGGGTCAATCTCGTTCCGATCTTGATCTCAATCGGGCTCGCGGTCTTCCTTTTTTTCGTTGTTGGATTCTTCGTTGTGAGGGGCAAACTGCACGACACGGAAGCGGAGCTGGCACTTGCAAAGACTCGACTCGCTCAACTTGAAAAAGATGTGAAAGAGATTACTCAGACCCACGTTGAGCTGGCCAGACAAGTAGATAACTACAAGAGAAAAAGCGACGCTTTGGCGGAGAAGCTTGAGCGTAGAGGAAATAGGTCTATATCGGAGATGGCTAAAAGACACGCCAAGCTCGTAGAGAAGGCTATAAACCGTGGCACTGAAGATGCCCTTAGATGCGCTGAGGTCATCAGTAATGGCGGGGATTGCTAATATGAAGTGTAAATTTGTAGCTATCAGTGTTTTCATGTTACTTGCCGGATGTGCTGAGACTGTTAATCCCGGTCGAGCGCCTCTCAACCTTCCAACGCCTCAGCCTATTCACATGAGACCAGTAAAATGGACGGTATTACCCCAAAATGACAACGCAGATGACCAGGACCCTTCTAAGAAGGGCGCGCTTGTTGGTATGTCTGAGGACTCTTATAAGAATCTCTCCCAGAACTTCAGAGACATCCTTAATTACATGGCTATTCAGCGAAAGGTTATAAATAGCTACAAGGAATACTACGAGCCCGAATCATAAACGAGTATTTCAACAAGCTGGCTCGACATCAAAAGAAACTGAAATTCTTTTTCTATAAATAGCGGAGTATGCCAAGAGTCACCAGAAAATACTCCGATATCGACCTGTCATTTCTCCCACACCCTGTTACAGGGGACGTTACGGTTCTTAAAGATACGGATGCCGTGAAGAGGTCGCTTCGTAACCTAATGTACATGGGTAATTTCGATCGTCCTTTTGAGCCAGAGATCGGGGCAAACCTCAAACAGCTCCTGTTCGAGCAAATAACGCCCCTGACGGAGAAAGCAATAGATATTCAAATCAGAGGTGCGATCTCTCGATATGAACCGAGAGTGACGATACTTGACCTTAAAGTTGAGGGATCAACCGACGACAATGGATACGACGTGACATTATCATTCGTGATTGAAAGCCTTTCATCGGTAGAGACCGTAAGCACATTCTTGGAAAGGGTCCGGTAAACATTTCCCAACCAAATAAATAGCTACTACTATGGCGACTAATTTCAAAAACCTAGACTATGCTCAAATTAAAGAGTCGCTGAAAGAGCATTTAAAGACTCTTAAAGAGTTCCAAGACTTTGACTTCGAAGCGAGCGGTATACAGCAACTTCTTTCCCTACTTGCCTACAACACAGCATATAACGCTTTCTATTTAAATATGGTAGGGGCCGAGATGTTTCTCGACTCCGCGCAAAGTCGCCAGAGTGTAGTGTCCCGAGCGAAAGCCGTTGGATACATGCCATCATCTGCTACTGCTGCACGAGCTAGAATCAGAATAGAGGTTAACACCAACTCAGGTCCACTGCCTACAAACCCTCCCTACGTGCTTTTGAAACCAAGCGATGAGTTCAACTGCTATCTGGATGGTAAGCTAATGACGTTTACACCAGACCGTACTTATGTAATTGAGCCAGACGGCAGCGGCAATTATGTAGAAGACGTCACCTTAGTTGAGGGGCAGAGGCTGAAGTTCGAGTATGTTGTCGATCAAACAACTCCAGTTAAACAGAGATTCTCAATACCCAACAAAAATGTCGATATTTCGACTCTCACCGTCAAGGTCAAGAAGTCTGCCCAATCAAATTCTGTAGTCTCGTACTCTCGCGCTCAAGACGTGAACCTACTGAATAGCGACTCATTAGTATATTTCCTCCAAGAGGGTGAGAACGAACATTATGAGGTCTACTTTGGGGAAGATATACTAGGCGTTGAACCGAAGACCGGTAATGTCCTAATTTTTGAATATGTGGTCACGAACGGACCTCTAGCCAACGGTGTCAAAACCTTCAGCCGAAGTCAAAAGGCCACCGGTTACAACAATGTTAAGATAACAACCCTGCAACAGGCAAACGGCGGTACTGAAAGGGAGGAGATAGAGTCTATAAAACTACTCGCTCCACTTCTGTACGAGGCACAGAACAGAGCTGTCACAAAAAATGACTACGAGGCGTTGGTTCGAAAGGACAACCCAAATATCGAGTTTGTCCGAGTGTGGGGAGGTGAGGATAACGAACCCCCCGAGTTCGGGCGAGTATTTGCCGCGATCAAGCCGAAGACAGGAACTCGACTTTCAACCGAAGAAAAGAACCTAATTCAAAGTAGGCTTTTAAAAGAGCGCAACGTAGTTGCGGTGGAAGTCAAGGTGGTCGATCCAGATTACGTTTTTGTTAACCTATCTACGGTCGTTAACTTTCGCTCTAAGAGTACCATTTTGAAGGCATCTGACATTAAGAGCTTGGTGTTTGCGGAGATAGTTCGTTATAAAAATTCGGTTCTTAATGGGTTTGACGCTGATTTTTCACACTCCAAGCTTGTCGCTACAATCGACTCGGTAGATCGTTCGATTGTCGGTAACGTTACAACTATTGAGCTTAAAAAACGGATCTACCCACCAATTAACGTTCCTACCCGCTTTGTCATACACTTCTATAACAAATTAAGCCGAGGAGACAGCGCCAACAACATCAGCTCGGTCAATTCGACTGCATACACCTACAGGGGAGTCACTACTTATATTGGAGATGATGGAAAGGGCTCTCTGTACCTGTACCGGATTGTAGATAACCAAAAAGTTATCATCCAGACGGCGGTCGGAACAGTCGATTATGAGAAGGGGGTTGTCGTTATTGAATCATTAGACGTTCAAGGAATCCCGACAGGCGACTTTATTGAAATTACGGCTAAGTCAGTGAGTTACGACATTTACACTCCACGGGAAGCTATTCTTCTCGTGGATGATAAAGATATTGAGGTCTATGTAAATGCCGTCGATATCGCGAGCGAGAAGGCATAGCACATGTCGAATGTTTTCACGCAAAGCCTTACCCATACCTCATCGGTAGGTACACCGAGCGTCGAGCTTGGCACGCTTCAGGTTTTCGTTCCGAGCATACAAAACGTCAATTTTATCTCTAGCCCTGCCATTGCACACATCTACATAGGTGGACTTGGCATCTCAAATGACAGGCAAAAGCTAGGAATACCATCTTTCTATACAACCAGTCAGATACCTGAGATTCACCCTCAAATTGAATTTCAGCTTCCTGAGTTTGTTCAGCAGGACCACCGAGAGTTCATTGAGTTTGTCAAAGCATATTACCGCTTTACCGAGAAGGCCGATGGTCCACTTCATTTTCTGCGACGGCTTCTAATTGTCCAAGATATCGACCAGACGACCAATGAGCTTATCGAATACTTCTACAGGGAGTATGCTCCCAACTTCCCGAGAGACACCTCTCTTTCTCCTGCGTCGATTATCAAGCACATTAAGGAATTTTACCGAGCTAAGGGAACAGAGAAATCATTCAAGTTTCTTTTTAAGGTGCTTTTCGCAGTTGACATAGAGTTTTACTACCCTCGGCTTGATATCCTGCGATTCTCAGACGGTAAATGGATGCAGGATCGAACAATTCGAACCGTGCTACTTCAGGGTGATCCAAGTGACCTGGAAGGTAATCGAATCATTGGCTCGAAGAGTAAGGCAAGCGCATTCGTTGAGCGCGTTGGCATCGCTCAGGAGGGAATCATAACAGTTCATGAGCTATACCTAAATGTCTCGTCTATTGTCGGAAAGTTCGATGTAAACGAAGTGGTAAGGAATGAGTCAGGGTCAACGGTATTTCGAATCATTCCATCCGTATCCCAGATCGAAGTAACATCACCCGGTAGAGGATATGAGGTAGGGCAGGAGGTAATAGTTAACGGCACAGGTTTTAACTGTAAATGCCGCATCAGCGCGGTAGGACAGGCAGGAGAGGTACAAAGCGTCGAGATTTATCAATTTGGAGCAGGATATCAAGAAGAAAGTACTACAGTGTCCTTTCCCATCTATACTGGAGTGATATCTCAGGCTATCGCGCGGCCTATTTTTGGTGCAGTAAACAAGTATCCCGGTTACTTTCTTAACCTTGATGGTACATTCTCGGCCCTAAAATATTTACAAGACAGTTATTACTATCAGCAATTCAGCTATGTTATCAGGTCGCCGGAAAGTAGAGAGCGATATGCAAACATAGTAAAAAACATAGTGCATCCGGCAGGACTGATATTTTTCTCGGAAGTAATTCTCGAATCTGAAATCGAAGTTAGGACTACACTACCCGAGGACAGCGACGGCAACGTGTGTACAAATACGGAGATGTTTACTGACCTCCGCTTCGACTACAATGAATTTGATGCCGCTATCCATGAATACATATTCGTGGATGCCGAAACCTCCATCGCTGACAGCGACTACGAGATGTTCACTGAGACTGTAACATACGATGGAAAAAACGTTCCTCTCGGTCCCAACTGGAACGATTGGACGAAATGGAAGGCCGACTATCGACCTACCCCTGTTTTGGGACAACCAACCGACGAAATTCTTCAACCAGGATACTATTCGTTATACGCAAATACTCCATTGAAAGTATTCGCCGACGTCAAGCTGGCAGACATCGCTTTCAAGCCTCTTATTCAAATTGATCACTTACCAGAAACCCTTGTTTCACAGGAGTGATGTTTTCGCCCAGTCGCCTGGAACTTCATCTTTCAAAAATGCGGGTGATTTTTAGGGTGTTCAATTACTCGATATAAATAAAGTCATGGGAGTGGCAGGGACGTCACTTCTTCTGGGGTAAAATATCTCGTGTTGCGAATTCGTCGAAATCAACAGAGAGCCAAAAGGTAATCCTCCGCAAAATGCTCTCTGCTGTAGGATTAGTCCATTCTCGTTGATAGGGAGAATCTAAAAGGGAGATTGCAAATAAAGACGATATAAATATCCCTCTGAGTTAACTCAACGGTGCTAGATACTAATGACAGCTAAACTTACTCCAAATCTGAGGCTCCGCAATGCACAAGATTTTCTTGAAAATCTTGTGAATCATCCAATTACACCTCCAAACACATCAGAGGACGGTTCTCACGCGGTAGATAGAAACCACTACATCTTCATCGGTCGCACCAAGCCATGGCCTACTGATCTCTTAGCTAATCCAGTAGTGTCTGAAAATTCACCTCCAGCACCTCAAAGTACTCTGACCGAGGAGTTGGAAGCTAGAGAGAACATGATAGGTCTAAAAAAGGTAAGGGACGTTGATGCGACCCTTGTAGTGCGGCGCTTTAATTGGGATGAAACAAAAGAGACAGTTTACGCCCCATACAATACCAGCGACCCGGAACTTTTTGAACATCCAACTCAAGCCGAAATTCAGGCAGCAAACGTTAATGGTACTTACAAAGCTGGTAGTCACTACGTAGTCACTGAGGACTATCATATTTTCAAGTGCCTTTCTAATGGAAACGGCGCTAAAAGCACCGTAAAGCCGACGCTACCTCTAAGCTCACCATTTACCGTATCAAGCACAGACGGATATGTGTGGAAGTACATGGGTACGCTGAGTAACTATCAGACCCAGTACTTTCTGACTAACCAATGGCTCCCTGTTAAGACATTATCCGCAGATGATTCATCCAATCAATGGGACGTTCAAGTCGCAGCTACTCCCGGTTCGGTTGACTCCTACCTGGTTTCTCATGCTGGCAGCGGATATGTAAATGTTTACAGTGGAGAGTTCGACTCAGCTACTAGTAACACGGCTACTCTCCCAGAGGGTACCTCGCGCTCTTTAATTGATGACGCATACAAAAATTGCCATGTCTGGATAACTGGCGGAAGC